ATAGCAGAATTTATGGAATTACCAACAGAGGTATTCAAACCAAGTGGGATAATAAACTATTACCACGAAGAAGAATATAATGGTGGTTCTTGGTACGAAGAAGAAGAGTTATCTTACAATGTATCTTGGGATTGGTTAAGACCCGTAGTAAAAAAGATAGATGCTTATGCTAACGAGGAAATGTCTTTTAATGAATTTGATAACTATAGAGATAAATATGTATTTATACACGATTTATCTGTACACAACGACATAAAAGATATTTATAATCAAGTAGTAGAATTTATTAAAGAGTATAACGATGGAAGAAAACAATAAACTAATAGCAGAATTTATGGGACTGAGCATCGACATATTCAAAGCTTTAACTATAGATAAAGGTGTTCAGGCAGATTATATGGAATGGAATTGGCTTATGCCTGTAGTGGAGAAGATAGAATATATTGAATCTATTACACACGGAAATCAATTCCAAGTAATTATACGAGAAGAAGAAGTAGGTATTTACGATAAACACACTCAAACACATATTGTATATATTCCTGCTGACGGAGAAAGCAAATTAACTAATACTCACAAAGCAGTAGTGGAATTTATTAAAGAGTATAACAAAAACAATTAGAAACTATGAGAGAAACACACAAAACAAGGGTAATTAAGTATATAAAAACGTACGGAAGCATTACGCCTTTACAAGCAATTCTAGACTTAGGAAACACTAGGTTGGCTGCAACGATATTTGAATTAAAAGATTTAGGTTGGGAATTTGAAACCGAAAATCTAAAGGTTAAAAATAGATTTGGCAGAACTACTAATGTAGCAAAGTATTCTTTAAAAAGTGTTGAGAATTAAAATAAAAACACTATATTTGTGTCTACAATTTAAAAACAGGGATTATGACAAAGACAACAAAGAAGAAAGACAATAATTTGTCGTTTTGGGAAAGTGTACAGACTACTGACCCAAACTTTACGAAAGAAGTAGGCTTCGGAAGAAAGTTTACAAGTATTAACGCTCACTATCAAGTTCGGGAAATGACTCGTGCTTGGGGTAAGATAGGTCAAGGATGGGGTGTTGATTCAGAACAATTTTGGATGGTGTGTGATGGATTATTGGCTTATCAAGCAAAGCTTTGGTATAAGGATGGAGTAGATAAGTATTACTACGATATAAACTCATCCATAGCCACCCACAATGGTAAGGGCAAACTCGACGATGAATGTTTCAAAAAGGTATCTACTGACGCTCTTACAAAAGGATTATCTAAGTTAGGTTTTAACGCTGATGTTTTCTTGGGAATGTGGGATGATAATAGATATGTAAATCAAGTTAGAGAGTCTTTTAAAACTAAGACTAAGCTAACTCCTACAAAACTTTCAGCGATGATAAATGCTATTAACTCAGGGAAAGGAGATGTTGTGAAATCCAAAATGGGAGATTACGAAATCACAAAAGAGCAATCCTTAGAACTTAAAAAAGCTTTTGATGAAGCTAAGTAAGGGAGATGTGCAAACGGCTTTGATAGACGCAGATATTATGCTCTATCGAGCCGCTTGGAAACACGAAGGAGATGATGTTGAGAATGCTTACGAGACTATCGACAATATGTTTGAACACTTATTTTATGTTACTAAAGCTAGTCAGTATATAGCTTTCCTTACAGGAAAAGGTAATTTTAGAAAAGATATTGCTGTAACCAAAGAGTACAAAGGCAATAGAAAAGATGCAATTATGCCTGAGCATCTTGACTCTATTAGGGATTACTTAATAAATGATTGGGCTTGTGATGTTGTAAACGGATTAGAAGCTGATGATGCTTTGGGTATTTGCCAAACAGAAATGGATAACACTATAATATGTAGTATAGATAAAGATTTGCTACAGATACAGGGTTATCACTATAATTGGAATACTCAAGAAACCTCTTACATTTCTGAATACGACGCTTGGATGAAGTTGTACGAGCAAACTTTATCGGGAGACTCTACGGATAATATTGTAGGCATTCCTAGAGTTGGAGCAAAGACTGCTAAGAAAATATTAGCTGAGTGTTTTTCTATTAATGAAGCTAAGAAAGCTTCTCTTTACGCTTATAAAAATTATTACAAAGAAGACAATCACTTAACTATGTTTCAAGAGAACTACGATTTAGTAAAAATATGCACTTCATCTGAAGATAGCAGACTTAAAAATAAATTTGCTATACCAAGCATAAAACATACTTTTTAATGAAAAACGAAGAAAGAGAAATGCGGAAAAAAGTATTAAAAGCTTTATCCGAAAGTAACGACTGCGTTATAATAGCGTTAGGTAATTATCTAAAACCTGATGAAGAACTTTTAGATATAGAGTTCGCTGTAAACGCAGATTGCGATGAAATATTTAATATGTTTGTCGAACTTATGAAAAACAAAGCAGTCAGAGATGAGGCAAGAAAGGCTATACTCTTTTCTGACTACGGTAAAACTAACGATAGCCTTAACTTAAATTAATTGCACTATGCAAAACTCAATTAAAGGTACTTTATTAAAAGTATTAGAAACAGAAACAGGAACTACAAAAGCAGGAAAAGAATGGAACAAAAAAGCTTTCGTTGTAAAAACAGAAGACAAGTTCCCGAAAGAGGTATGCTTTACTTTGTTCGGAGAAAAAACAAGCCTAATAAATTCTCACAAGGTAGGGAGCTTAGTGGATGTTCATTTCAATATCTCATCAAGAGAATATAATGGAAAGTACTACCACAATATAGATGCTTGGAAAATAGACTCATCTGATTCAGGAACTACTGAGTCTGAATGGAAGTCTACAAAAGAAAGTTCAGACCTACCTTTCTAGTTATTAAGTTTTAAACTAAAACATTAAATTATGTCAAGTGGAAACAAAGTATCTCAAAGCGAGATAAATAAGAGGCTAAAACATGTTAAAATGGAAGCTGATTTCAGGTTTATGTGTTTAGAGATAGCAACCCCTTTTTCTAAGGATATTGAGGGGTTGATAGAAAACGCAACTAAATTGTATAACTATTCATTTCACATTCCGCCAAAAAAGGATGATGAGTGATTTAACTAGGGGCGGTTTTTCCGCCCTTTTTAATCTCAAATATTATGACAAACGAAGATAAATTTTTAGAGGCAAGCACTTTTGTGTTTGAATTGACAGGGATTGACGCAAGATTGATAAAAAGCAAGTCAAGATACAGGGATGTATGTATAGCTAGACACTTAGTAAGGTATTATCTTAGAAGAAATTTTGATATGACTTACGAGGTTATAGGTAAGTTAACTAATGGGCATCATTCAAGCGCTATACACTCTTTTAGATACATTAATGATTGCGCTATGTACGACAAAACATATAAGCTATACAAAGATAGTATTGATGCCACAGCTATAACGACTAAACTAACTCAAAGAGAGAAAGTTATAAGAGTCTTATCTAAAGACCGTAGCAATGAGTTTAAGTGCAATCAAATTATAAACTTAATAAAAGAAGAACATGAGCAACTCACAGCAAGTAAATAGAGGTTATTCAAGGTCTGTAGTAGCATACTCCTTAGAAGAAAAGGAAGCTTTATTTTTCCCAAGCGTAAGAAGTTGCGCTAAATACCTAGAAAGAAACCCTGCAGCAGTAACTAAGGTTTGTCAAGGGGTTTGGAATACCTGCAATAATCACAAACTTTACTACGAAGAGGATTGGGAAAAGAAATATGGACAAATATTAAAAGATTGGGAGGACTAAACAATGAACAGAGGTTTTAAGGGAATATGGATTCCAAAAGAAATTTGGGTATCTAAAGAGTTGTCTATGCAAGAAAAAATATTCTTAGCAGAGATACATAGTTTAGATAATGAAAATGGCTGTATAGCTAGTAACGCTTACTTTGCTGAGTTCTTTAGTCTTAGTAAGTCTAGGGTTTCAGCTATTATATCTAGCTTATGTAGCAAGGGTTATTGCGAAGTAACTCTAACATACAAGGACAACAAAGAGGTTGACAAGAGAATAATAAGGTGTGTTAAGTACGGAGATAAGGAAGTTAAAATATTAGAGGTTGTTAAAGAAGATAAGGTTAATATAACTTTCCCTATAAGTAACGATGTAATAGAGTACCTTAATGAAAAGGCAGGTAAAAAGTTTAGAGACACTCCGTCTTCAGCTAAATTTATTGTAGCTAGATACAAGGAGGGTTATATGTTTAATGACTTCAAGAAAGTTATAGATAACAAATGTGCTCAATGGATTGACACAGACTTCGATAAATTTTTAAGACCTTCAACTTTATTTAACGCTACTAAATTTCAAGAATACTTAGCTGAGAAACCTACAGTTTCGAAGGCTAAGAATACTGAAAACATTGTTAAATCTCAAATAGGTTTTTACGATGTATAAGATAACTAACAGGGAAGATATAAAAAGGTATGCAGGTAATATATTTAGGAATGGATTACCTAAAGGTGTAAGCACAGGCATACCTAATTTAGACCCTCACTATAAATATAGGAAAGGGGAGTTAGATGTTATAATGGGTCTTGCTAATATAGGTAAGACCACCACTATGTTTTATTTGATGCTTAACGCATCTATGAGATATGGTTGGAAGTGGCTTTGCTATTGCCCTGAGAATGAACCTGTAGGAGATATGATTTCTGATATAGCTGAAATGTTTGTAGGTAAAAGCGCAGATAAAGATAGGTTAGATAGAATGGGTGCTTCTGAGTTCAGCAACGCTATTGATTGGGTTTTAGACCACTTCACAATTATAACATTTAAAGAACAGCCTAGCGCAACTCAAGTGTTAGAAGCTTTTGAAGAGCAAATGGAGGTAGTTAAATATGACGGATGTTTAATAGACCCTTTAAATGATTTAAGGGTTGAAAATGGATTTAGTAAATACGACTACTACTACAATATGTTGTCTAATATTAGGAGGTTTAAACAGAAACACAACGTGAAGTTTATACTAACTACTCACGCAGGTACAACTGCAGCTAGGAAAAAAGATGATGCAGGTAGAGTTCCTGCGCCTTCAATGTACGACGTTGAGTTTGGAGGGATGTTTGCAAACAGAACCGACAACTTTTTAGTTATACATAGACATCTTAATAGTCAGCAGTGGGATATTACTGAAATACACGTAAGAAAAGTAAAGTTTCAAAAATTAGTAGGACTACCTACTCAGGAAGATAATCCTGTGTGTTTGAAATATTCACCTAAAAATTGTAGATTTACATATCTCAATAATAGTGGCGGAGGAAGTTTTATAGACCCCTTACACTCTTTGAGTATTAAAGCAAACGAAGAAACAGAAATAGGATTTTAATTATGGGAAGACTAAAACAGTTCTTAATTGAACAAGAAATGCAGATAAGTGGGAATTGGAGAGAAAAAGACCACCTAGAATATCTAGCTTGGAGAAAACAAATAGAAGAAGAAGAATTACATTATGAACAAAAAAGAATTAGGTCGTTATCACACGAACAAGAAAGTTCGCCAAAAGATAGATAAACTTCTAGAGCAAAACGCTAGAAATGTATCAAACTTCGGTACAGGTAGTAAGTACGACCTTAAAACAGAAGAAGCTTACAATGCGGCTTGGGCTGATATAGAGTCTGAGATAGAAGGTTTAGATGAGAAAATGTTTCAAATAATATCAAAGCAAGATGACTGAAAAAAGTAAAAAACAAACGGAAAAAGAAGAAGAATTAGCAAGAGCAACGTGGGATTCTTGGATTGAAGACTTAGAAGATAAAGAGCAACCTGAGTCTTGCTCTATAGACGATGAGGATTGCGAAGCCTGTGGAAGTTAAAATAGAAGACTATGGCTAGTTCAAATATCAATATGCTCAATAAAACGAGTAATAATATACAGTCTGATGAGTGCTATACTCCTGAAGAAGCATTAATCCCGTTGCTAAAATATTTAGATAAGACTAAAACTTATTACGATTGCACAAGTGGTATTAGTTCAAATATTGTAAACTTTCTTATCAATAATGGTTTTATTTGCTTGTCAAGTGAAGGTAGAGATTTTTTATTAGATGATATACCCTCTGAAGTCGATATAATACTAACAAATCCTCCATATTCTAAAAAGGATAAATTTATAGAAAGGTGCTACAAACTAGGCAAGCCTTTTGGATTATTGCTACCTGTTTCTGCAATACAAGGACAAAAGAGAGGTGTAATGTTTTCTGAAAATGGTGTTGAGTTGTTGGTGTTAAATAAAAGAATTGATTTTACAGGAAAAGGGAGTCCTCACTTTGGGGTTGCTTGGTTTTGTAATAAAATACTGAATGAAAAATTAATATTTACAAGATAACTATGGAAATAGCGGAAATGGCAATGCAGACGCTTAGAGAGTCTCAAGCCACAAACGAGGAAAATAATTTTATGGAAGCTTACTCTGAAATGATTTTAGAGGTGTCTAAAATGCGAGATGAATTAAACTCAAATGCAGGGAGATTATCTTCAGAAGTTTTTGATAAAAAAGAAAAAAGAGTAGAAGACTTGGAAAGATGTTTAGTTTTATTCAATCAATCATATTTTAAAATGCTATACTATAAGCAAGAAATGGTTGTTTGGAAAAGAAAATGTTTGGAAAAAGAACTAGAATACATTAACTTAGTCACCAAAGAGATGGACAATGAGTATAATAGAGGAAAGAGTTTGCAATAAGATTTTAAAGCGCTCTGAAGTTGGAAAGAAAAAATACGGAACAACTATGGAGCGTAATGATTTAAGTCGTTTAGAGTGGCTTATACACGCTCAAGAAGAAGCTATGGATTTAGCTGTTTATCTACAAAAACTTATAGATGAAGAAGAAGAGAAAAAGTCCTGTAAGAAGTGCCGCTGTAAAAGCGGGCTTCAGGAGTGGACTAGAACATCGAGTATGGAAGAATTTGAAACAAAGACATGTAACGGGATGTGCTTACGAAACCCTCAAGGTAGACTATGTGATTCCTGCGACTAACCATACTTATACACCCGATATAATCCTCCCAAATGGAATCGTAATAGAAGTTAAGGGAAGACTGGTTAAAGCTGACAGAGATAAGCATTTGCTTATTAAAGAGCAGCACCCTGAGCTTGATATAAGATTCCTGTTTCAAAACGCAAACAACAAGATAAGAAAGGGAAGTAAAACTACTTACGCTCAATGGTGTGATAAAAATGACATACTATGGTGTGAAAAAATAGTCCCTGATGCTTGGATAAAAGAAACAAAATAGTATCTTTGACTATTCCCTGTTTTATCTCTGCATAGTTTGTTTGGTAAGAGACGAGTAGCCCTCCTTGTGAGGGTTGCTTTTTTTTTGTATATTTGTGTCGCTATGGAAAAACAATACAGACCTAGATTATCTGAGTTTGAGTGGGATTTAATTAAACGCTCTAGAGACTTTGAAAAAACAAAATCGACAGGAAACGTTCTTGTAGTAGGAGATATTCACGAACCTTTTTGTGTTGACGGGTATCTTGAATTTTGCTTAACTCAATTTAGAAAATACAGATGCTCTGAAGTGGTATTTATAGGAGATGTAATAGATTCTCACTACTCTTCCTTTCATACGTCAGACCCCGATGGATATGGAGCAGGAGATGAACTAGAAAGAGCTATAGATAAAATACAAGAGTGGCATAAATTTTTCCCTGTAGCTAAAGTTTGTATAGGTAATCACGACGCTATAGTTCGAAGGAAAGCATTTGATGCAGGAATATCAGCAAAATGGATTAGGGATTACGATGAGGTTTTAGGTGTAGAGGGTTGGAGTTTTAAGGAGCATCACAAGATAGATAACGTTTTGTATGTTCACGGAACAGGAACTTCAGGGAGAAACGCAGCAGCAAATAAATCTTTACAATTTAACTGCAACGTAGTTCAAGGTCACATACATACAGAAGCTTCTGTAATTTATAATGGTCAATATTGGGGAATGCAAGTAGGTTGCGGTGTAGATAGAAAGAGTTACGCTATGGCTTATTCAAAGCACTTTGCTAAATCTTATAAACTTTCTTGCGGTGTTGTTTTAGGGAAAGGCTCTATGCCTATAGTAATTCCTTTTACTTCTTAATTTTTTCTATTGAGCGACCTGCAAAGTAAGCTCCGTAAACTGTTATCAATAAAGTTTGATATATTGGTTTATAAGCGTCTTGTATTTGAAAACCACTTATGTTGCCGTCAAATACAGAAAGCACTACAAATATGATTGTAAGGAATACGCAAATTAAAGGTCTTATATTTTTACTTAGCCAATTATCAGCTTTCATATCAGCTTCCCATCTACGAGTAACTTGCTCTTGAGCATTAGACTCAGCCCTAATAAGAACTTCTTTCATAGCTTTTTTAGCAGCTAATCTTTCTTCATCAGAAGTCGATAAATTATCTATAACATTACCCACCTCTTCTATTACATTTCCACTAAGGAATTTAAGTAGCTTACTCATATTAAATTATATTTAAGTAAAAAGAATCAGGAAGAATCTCTAATAAGTCTTTCATTGTGTTTTTAGAACTTGTAACGTCTAACTCTCCGTCTGAATTTATATCTGAATATCTTTTACCTACAGCTATACACCCTCTTAATTGA